TAGTTCTTCTTTAGACAGCCCATCTCGTTCAGCCTGGGCAATGCCAGAGTCTAGAATTAATTGAACATCTGGCTTGAAGTGTTCAGAAGCAAGCCATAACTTCGTTTTAGGTAACCCTCGCTTCTTTAAGGCGTAAAAAGATAAAGCCATACGGGTAATACCCATGGCTTCCAGCAGTGTTCGATTACTGCCAACTTCAGTGCCCCCGTAAACAATCCTCATTAATCAACCAAGAAGCCTTGCGTTTGTTCTTTTTGAGCGTCTAAAGAACGTTGAATGTTTCTTTTGGTTATAGATTCTTCAATCGTGCTCCAGGCTTTCATTCCAGGTCTGTGTGGAATTGCTATGGAATCTGGGTGGGCAAAGACTAAAGAAGGTATCCCTTTTTCAAAAGCCCAAGCAGCAAGTTCTGGGTTAGCCGTAAAAAGAAGGTCGATAGCCTGTCTTGACCGTGCAACGGTAATTTGCCTCTGAGATAAGTCATCTCCATGTAAGCCTGAAGAAGAATCAATTAACTCGGCGTAATCAATAATGCCATTTACTGCCAACCAGTTTTCGGCATCTCTTTTACTCCACTCAGTATAGATTGCTACTCTGCTGTGGGGAATTAAATAGTAGTAAAGCATTACCCCAGTTCGATTTGGTTTTTTATCGTGTGAACTAAGTATGCCTTCTAGTGCTACAAGTATATTCACGATTACCCCTTTATCTGCCCCTCGTACATTTCGCTAGGTGCTTCTTGAACTCTAATTCTTTTGTTTGCTTCAATTGCTGCTGCTGCTCTGTGATGACCGTCAACAACATGACCTTGAAAAACTTGTATTGGTTCTTTTAACCCATCTTTCTTTATAGATTTAACCATGTCTTCATGGCTTAAACTGCCCTCTACTGGTCGATGAAAGTCTTCGTTTGACACTACTTCAGACCAAGTAGAGCCATACTCAGAGGGCTTGTAAAGACGAGCAAACTGTTTTGGGGATAAATTTTTATTCATTATTTACCTGCTCTGTACATCGCTGCTCTACGAATAAGCGTCCGAACGTCAGGTAACTCAACACCATAAGTCGTAACTTCTTCAGCAGTCTTGTAATCATCATAAAAGTCTTTTAATCTCGACAGCACTCCAACAGTGCCTAGTCGTTTACCTGCTTGCCAACGATAGTTGTAGAAGTCGGCATACCCTTGCCCTGATTCAGAGAAGGCTAGTTTTCTACTTCCATGTATGTCTTCATATAAAGCGTTTGCTTGTTCTAACAAGTTCAAAAGAAGAAACTCGGAGTTACGTCTTTGAGCATCGTTTTTTGCTGCTTGTAAACTAGCAGTTAGTGTGCTGTATCTGCTAACAATATCTTTTGCTTTTTCGTTGTCAACCTTTGCTGCTTGCTCCCATGCAGGAGTTAAAGTTGCTTGAGCCTGTGGGTCAGGGTGAACAGTCCAGTCATCGTGGGTTAAGTCGTAAGCAGCATAAGGTTTGATAACTCTAATATCTGTAGCACCAGGATTGACATAGAAAGTAACTTCATACCCTTCCCAATTTTTGGTGTCAGGCATTAGCCCTGTACGAAAGTCATCATTCAACATCTTGCTAATTTCTGTATCAGATAGTCCCATGTAGTCTGGGTGGTCTTTACGAAAGACTTCGTAGTTAACCCCAATTAAAACATCAAGGTCTGCAGGGCTTCGTTGAGCACTCCATTGATAAGACACACCTGAACCAGCAATCCATACAGTTGTCCATGAGTAAGGAGTGTGATACTTAGTAGACAGAAAACCATAGAGCATTCGTATTAAAGAATTACGAACCCATGGCTTTATCTTTTCACCTACAAAAAGTCCAGGGTCAAGGTTTGATTCAGGCTTTGAAAAATATGAGGTGGCTGACCCAGCCACGTTCACTGGACCAACCACCCGATTTAAAGCATCGTTGCGATTGTGCATGTATACAGTCTACTCGTCATCGTCCTCTATGGGGCGAAAAACGTGCTTTTTAAATTTCCTCGTTGATTCAACATCCGAACTTGGAGGTCTAACAAATCCGCATTCTTGATGAGCAGCAGTAAACCTGTGGGTTAAATGCCAAACTTGGTCGGATTCTTTATCGTCTCCTGAGATTGAGAGGGAACTTCCGCAAGCACATGACATCTCAATCGCCATCATGGTCTTAGTCCTTCACAACTTCAGCGTCTTGCACGTTATCTGCTGAAAACTCCACTACTGACTCTCCAGCGTTAAACTCTACGCCACGAGACTTTAGTGCCTCTGAAACCTTCTCACTTACACTTTTTTCGCGGTTATCTAATACGCTCATTACACCGTGGATAACGCGGTCTGCAAGTAGTTGTGCCTCAATATCAGCAACAATTTCTTTAGACACCTTAAAGATGTCTAGAGTGTTGAATGGGCGGTCTGCCTCAATACCTTCGGCAGGAACTTCTCTAAAAGTTTGAATTGTGCCGTCTTTTTCAACAGCCACAATGTAGTAAAACTCAACTTCTACAGGGGTCTTTTTATTTGTCATTGTATAGTCCTAACAGTTGTCGTTTGCGTTGAACCACTTTACTATGAATTGGGCAAAAGTGGCAAAGGTAGTTTTTCGGTCCTGGGGCATCCTTTAAAGAAGTTAACCCTAGTTCTTTTCTGTCTTTTGCTGTGTCTGGCAGTAATCTTTTAGAAGAAGCCTCGTATTCATCACAACTGTCTTGAGGTCTGTTTCTACTCTTCCAGCAGTTCATGGCATCTTCACCAAACTGACTCTTAGTATCGTAAAAAGAAGAATCAATTTCGGCTAAACCCTTTGAACCTCCGCCTTTAATTTGGCGAATGATGTCTTCACGTGCTTCTTTTTTAGACCACGCTAATACAGGCACAACAAATAGCAATCCCTTGTGTTCTTCACCAGAAGGGAACTTGTGCTTCTCACAAGCAATTGCTAGTAGGTGGTCGTTTTCTGGACGACCTTGAAACGGTGGCAGTTCTTCTATAGAACTACACACCATACAGTAAAGGAGTCTCATCTGAGGTCCCTCGTTATAAGACTTATCTTTTGAGCCTAATAAAGGTGGTTGCGCCATGTATTACTCCTAAGTGTATTAAAAGTTATCTTACCCCAAAAAGTGAGAAAGTAAGTTAATCGTCGATTTTGGTGTGTTTACGTCTAGAGCGAATCGTAGGGGCAGGTTTACGCACCTTGCCACCTTTTAGACGGCTTGGCTTACTTCCACCACCTGATTTTCTAACTTCGGTAAACTCAACCTTAACGCTTTTGCCTGAGTATTTGCCAACCTTTGCAGCAATACCCCGTGCTCGTTTTTTTTCAGCCAATTTAGGCTCCTGGGTTTACCTTATTAGGTGCTTCGGTTGTAACGAATCCGTAGTTAAAGAATGGGTTTAAAGACTGACGGTTTGCTTCGGTAATTTCGCTACCTGAACCAGCCATGACTTCAGTATCAGGACGAGCCTTACGATACTTACCGTCGGTTGCACCATCAGCAAGACCTTTGTTCATTGAACGGGATGAGTTAACTGCCATGATTACTTACCTGCCTTTTTTGGGAGATACTTCTTTTGTTGACCACGTTTGTTGTTGTCGGCATCCATTTTGCGATAAGCAGGTGCGTCATACCCTTTAACGTCTTTAGCCTTGTCAACGTTGCGTGCTGAAGCATCATAATCTTGTCTTTGTGGCTTAGTGTTTTCTCTAGTACCACCTAAGTAATTAGTGGTTGCTCGCTCCTGTGCCTGTTCTTGTACAGCAGCGCGTTCTCTTTTGCCAAATTCTCTTCCACCAGGGGTGGTTGTAGTTGCTCTCAAAGAACCTGACTTTGCCATTTGACCAAGAGTGGTCTTCATAGTGTTGCTTGCAGCCTTGCGTGCTTTACGGCGGTCATTCCATGCAATCATTCTGGTTTACCTTCTCTTTCTGCTCTGATTCTTCTTAAACGTTCTTGCCGTCCAAATCTAGAAGATTTTACGTTGCCAGAACTTACTGCTTTATATGAGGCAAGTGTATCTCCCAGAGCCTTGTCTGCTGCCTCAAAATGCCCAGCACTTTCAGGAGTTACATTGTGGGTCACGTGACGCATAATCCCTAGGATAGTATGAGCAGCAGGGGCCAACTTCTGTAACTGAGCATGGACTAAGTTAAAACTATCGTGATGGGCGTTGTATTCCTCTGGGTTATGCCTCGTTAAGGTCATGTTTGCTAAGTGTTGTCTAGCCTGAGAAATCATGTCACCAATTTGAGAAGCATGACCAGCGGGTCCTGCAGGTGGCCTAACTGCTCCACGCAATATAGAAGCATTACCTTTAGGTCTAGGAGTTAATGGTGAGGCTCCCTCAACAACGTCTCTACCTGCTGTTGGTAAAACAGTAGTGCGAGTGGCTTGTGTAACTTCTTCAAGATTTGAACTGTCTACTCGGACTACTTTTCCGTTTAATTTTCTAACTTGACCTGGACGAGGAGCAACTATTCTTCCAGTTTTTGGGTCAAGTTTTTTTCCAGTTTTAGTTGTGCTTCTAGGCTTGCGGTTACGCTTTGGTTTTGGAGCAGTAGATACTTCTGTAACTCCTCTTCCTAATTCAGCATTCGTTGGTGTACGAACCTCTGCTGCTTTAAGATTTTCAGTTGTCTTAACCTTTGGCTTTTGACGCTTTTGAACAGGCTCTTTATAAGTATTTTTAGTTTTTGGGTCTTTAGGTGTAACGACAGTACGTGGAGAAACTTTTTCTGCCTCTGTACGCTGTTCAGAAGTTTGTTCAATAGTAGGTTTTAACAACCCTGTTTGAGGGTCTGCAGGATTTGCTGGTCCAACCCAACTAGCCTTTTTCCTTGCCATCACGACATCCTGTCTTTAAGACGTTTTGCTGCAAAATTATTGTAGCAAGATGGGCATAGACCTTTACTATACATCGCAACTACGGGATTCATAATTAAGCCACAAGTTGTGCATGGGTGGTTACCACTGTAATTCATAACGTTATTTGCAACAGTCTTTGCTTGCATATCTAAAGGATATGAGCCACTCTCTAAGTCCATTAGTTGTCACCTGCATGCCAAGAACGAACGTTTTCACCTGCGTCAACTATTTTCATTCCCGAACGTAAATCAACCCCTTGTCCGCTTGGATATGCGGTGTAGACAGCACCTTCATGAGCCTTTGCTAAATCTTCGTGTGCTGCTTGTGCTGCTCCCATATTTGCAGAGCGAATATCTAGTTTACTTTGAAAGTTATGAGGTTGTACCCAACGTGCTGCCCAGCGTGCTGCATTACTGTTACCCATTAGTTATTTCCTAACGCATTTCTATCGGCTGCCGAATACCCTGCGACTCCACCAGAGAACCAACTAATACGTGGCTCTACGTAGTTTCTATCGATACTTACTATGTCATCAATACCAAACATTTTTCGGTTATACCCGTATTTTTCTGGGAATAACCTAATTTGAGGCATAGGAGGACGCACCATGTTAGATACATCTTCACGTGGAATTGAAGCCATCATCAAGGCTTGAGTTACTAAGCGTTCTTGATTAGAGGCAAAAGGTCCGTCGTACTGCCAACGCTTTGCTACTTGGTCAGGTTGAAAAGGTGGACGTAGATTCCACGGCTTACGGTTATAAACACCATCTGCACGAGACATTGACTGTTCTCCTCTTACTTATCGCCACTGAGGACGAAGCCCTGAAAGTCTTTGGCTTCTTTGTGAATAAAGAACTCCAGGAGAATCAGCACGTAAGTTTGCTTTTCCATCATTAACTAAATGAGGAGGCGGAGTTAGTTCTGATTCTTGTGAGTATCTGTCTGAATAATAGACAGCCACACCGTTTTGGATAACAACTTTAGATTTTAATTGTCGGGTTAATCCGCGGGTGGGCTGTAACTCTTTGGGCCAGTAGTATTGAGAAGGTTCAATTCGCTCACCTTTGTGAACACCACGTTGATAGGCTTTCTTATTTACATTGTTCTTTATAGAATCTAAAAGACGGTCATCACGACGACGAGTAACTAACGTACCCAAGTAACCGTCTGGGTATTCGGCAGAAGGAACGCGTCCTACACCAAGACGCATGAAGTCTAGGTTTGAACGGACTGAAGGTCCACCGACTCCGCCTTGATTGTTGTAGCCGTTAAGACCACCAGCACCTAATGATTGCCAATTTTGATTTGGCGACATATTTTCTGCTGGCATTATCCTTCACCACGCATACGTGCAACACGGTTTTCATTTATTGTACGAAGAATGTGCTCGTAATTAATTGGCTTCCCGTTTAACGTTCCCGCTTTTTTGTTCCAGTCTTTGTTCTGATACTGGTTGCGAGTAAAACTTCCCTGACCTGGGGTATCTAACGCACCTGGACGGTAGCGTGGGTCAACATCATTTTTGCCAAGGTCTGCAGTGTGCAAAAGAACATCTCCGCCACCACCCATGTTGTGACCACGTACTGATGTGCGGGTCTTTGGCAATCCGTATGATGCTTTTTGTTTTTCGTCAATACCCATTTTCTGTGCTTCTTTAGGGGTATCTTTTTGAACTGATAAATCTTGGTCTGCAACTTCAGGGGTTGCTGGGTTTTTCCAAACTCCATGAACAGTTGCATCGCTTTTACTGGCTAACTCATGATGAGCGTTTCTGTAATTTTGGATGTCTTCGGCTTTAATTGGAAGAGCCGTAGGTTTTTCGGCTCCTGCAAAAGAAGTTAGAAACCCTTTACCAGTTACTGGTTTTCTGGTGCTAAAGTTAACAGAACCGCCATAACCTTCGTTTATATTGGCAGCAAATTGCTCGTTACTAAGCGATGCGTTTTCCATAGGAACTATGGTCTAGGCTAGACTCAGGTTTGTCAGGGTAAAAGGAGGAAAAGATGTTTACCCATCACGTTGCCGTAGCAATTGTTAATGAAACTCAGTATCAAGCCGTCTGCAACCCCATAAAATGTGGTTGGGTTGGGGCAGTTACTGATTTAAAGTCGGTGGCGGAGTTTGAACGGGAGATTCACTATATTGAAATTCTTGCCCTTGGTACATCGCATGACCCTCAATAATGTGAACTGATTCAACAGCAAACCGTCCAGTATCTTCGTTGTACCAAACTATTCCTACTCCTTGTTGCCAATTTTCGAAATGAACTCCTGGTTTACCATCCGCTCCAATTCCTGCGTTAACAGAGGGCACAGCACCGTCAACCCGACATAAACATCCTGGGCTAAACGCGACGCTTCTAATAGGTCCTGTTGAATCGAACGTAGTTCTGTATTGAAGTTCGATTCGGTGTATGTGTCCGAATATAGAGGATAGGTGTGGTGTATCGTTTGTGTAGGCTGCTGCAGTTGAGCCGTTGCTTCGTACTTTTGTACCGTGCATGGCTCTGAGATACTTACCAAGCCATACTTGGCTTTCTTGCGACGGATACTTGTCATAAAACTCTACCCCTAACTCGTCTAAACACAATAAGTTCTTAACACTTAAAACTGGGTCTCCGTCTAAATCGTTTGCTTTCTTTAAGCCATAAGAGGCTGCAGCATTACGAGTAGCGTGGAGGTTTAAGCGGTTATCGTGGTTTCCTTCCAATAGAACTATACGTGTTTTTGGAGCAATCGCTCTTTGCTTTGCTAAAAACTCGTGCCCATAGTTAATCGCAAGTTGAGTGGTATTGGCAAATGCTGCCTCTTGGATAAACCTAGAATGCTCAGGAAGGTCTAAGAAATCGCCTAAGTTAATAACAACATCGATACCGAACTTCTCTTGGACATACGCCATGATTTGTAAGGCAACGTCAATAGCCTGTATGTCATGGAACGGGTCAAGAGTTCCATCTTCGTATCGTCTAAAACCAATTTGAGGGTCAGGCAAAATAAATGCACATCGCATTTTTGTCTGTGATTTATCGTGTTCTGTTGGGGTCCAACCAATACTTACATTTACTGGGTCTGCTGGTCGGATGATTTCCCATTTGGGTCCTTCGTTCCACGCGGGGTGGATAACGAATTTAAGACCTTCAAGGTCGTGAACAGTTGCGTTACCGTCTTCGTCTTTCGTGACGGTCTGATAACTCGATAACCTAACCGTAGAAATATGACCAATGTCTTCCGCATCAAACCCATTTTTTTCAAGAAGTTCTTTTATCTTAGAAGACTCTGCGGTCTTTTGTAATTCTTCCCATTGCTTTCCTTTATCTATCGACATGCACATGCCCCCGAACGGTGTGTTCTCATAGTGTCTTTGCACATGGGAATATTTATTACGGGAGTAAGTTCTCTAAATAACTCTGAGTGTCCTAAGTTTGAAGCAAGAAGCGTATTAATAATCTCTAGTTTGTCTTCAGAAAGACTGTCTAACCATTTAGCAAATTTGCATTTATTTGGTTTAACAGGTCTATCGTTTAGATTAACAAGTAGTTTCTTAAAGTCATCAAGTGATGGTTCCATTAGAGTGTCCATGTCTTCCCTCTCGTAAAGAATTTCTTAAAGAAATCCTACCGAATATAGCGGGAAAAGTTACGAATAAATTAGCGTGTCGAAGACCTATTCTGGGCTACGGGTTGTTGGGCCATCATCAAACTTATAAAAAGACCCAGCGGTCTGTTTTGACAAAGGTGTTGGCGTGCCGTATGGGTCGCCTTTATTAGACCATGCAGTACGGGCAGAAGCCGTGGACATGTTTGTAGAACCTAAAGAGGTAGGTGAACCCGCACCTTGATAAGGCTGTAGAGCATTACCAGTTTGTGAAGCAGACTGGTTTCTATTTCCATTCATTGCGATTATCGCATTGAATCAGAGGCAGCACCAGAAAATCCTTGACGTGCTCCCATTGTGCTTGGAACAACGCGACCATTTGTCATAGTGCCACTTGCACATGGGTCAACACAGCCTAACTTTGCTGTGATGCGACCTGCTGCACCAAGACGTTCTCCAGAATCAGCGTCAACCTTGACTGGTGTACGGCGAGGCTTTGGTCCCATTGTTGTAGGGTCACCTGACTTGCCATGCTTCTTTGGGATTAATGTTCCAGCCATTTGACCAACAGACATTTTTGCACTTCCTGATGCCATCATTGCACCAAGATTGTCTGGCATATCAACTGTTGTTTTAGGTGTTGCACTGAGAGTACTACTTGCTGCTCCAGCACGACGACGCATTGCCTGTCCCATTTTTCTGTAATCTGACATCTTAACTCCCTTGTGCCCTAAAAGAAGAATACCTTCTTTTAACTGACTTGAATGCTAAAAACGATAGCAGAAATTTCACCATCGCGGGACTCAATCGTAGTGAATCCTGGTTTGCAAGTAAGGTCTAGTCCTCTAGGGGCTACATACCCACGAGCAATTGCTATGGCTTTTACTGCTTGGTTTACTGCTCCAGCCCCAACAGCACGCAATTTGACTTGATGGTCAGCGTAAAGGGCATGAGCGATTGCTGAAGCAACGCTTTGAGGGTTACTTCCTGCACTAACCCGAAGAAAGTTTTCTTCGGTTGAAACGTCTGTTGGTTCAATATTTGTCACGAGTTTGTGTTCCTTTGCTACGTCTTGTGTGCCCACCACTTCGTAACCATAGGTTTAAAATCCATATAAATCAGCCTAAACGTGGCTCATCTCTGTATTTAGGGTCCTTCATTTGCTGAATTACTGCGTTTTCTACAGCATTTATGCCTACCCCACGAATTAATCGGGCTAAAGCATAGGAGTCTGCTGCGTTGTCATCGTTAAACTCAATACCCCAACGCTTGTACATCTGGAGCAGCATCTCCTGCTTTTTGGAGTTTCCTTTGCCTGAAGCAAACTTCTTTAAGGTCATGGGAGGAACTTGAAGCGGATAAATGTTCTTATAAAGAAGTTCTAACTTTACTGCTCCCGCCAACTCTCCGAGTTTTAATGCTGCTGGGCTTTGTAGAACGGAACCTTCCATAGCCACATCGAGAACCTTTCCACCACGTGCTTCATACTCATAAAAAACTTCTTGCATAAATTCTTGAATGTCTTTTAGTCGTTCTACGCCAAAATGTGGAGACTTGTAAACCCACGAAGTGTATTTATTGGGGTCATTAGACTGTAAAAAGGTAATAGCAAATCCTGTTAAAGATTGGTCAATACCTGCATAAACTTCTTGCCCAACCTCTAACCCACCATCAAACTGTTTTGTCATACGTTTTCTTGACTAAGAACTCTAGTTGTTCAAGGTTGCCATCATTTACTAAGATGTTGTCAAAATTAAAGTTGTCCATTTCCCATTCGGAAACATGTGCGTTTACGGCTTCAACTCCTGGTCTTTGAACTCTCCAAATATGTCCTCCGTGATTTTGTACAACCTCTGCTTCATTTTGAAACCGTACATCTGTAATTACGTAGTTGGCATCTTCACGCATCTTACTAAATGCAGCCATAATCCAAATGTCTTGATAAATGTGTACACGAGCAGAATACCCAAGGTGTTGAAGCATTTCACGAACTTCAGGGTTTTTCTTAGCAATGTCCCAACCGTACTCATCAACTAAATCAACTAAAGGGTTACCGTTAATTTTAGGGTCAATTGCGTAAAGAATTTTACGAATTGGGTCTGCAAAAGTCACACGTTCAAACCCATACTCTTTGACAAGAACATTTGCAACTGTGTCTTTACCAGACTGTGCGTATCCTGATAGACCAATAATCACGAAGAATACTTGTCCTTTCGGTTTGCACGGAAATCAGAAGCACGTCGAGTTAACTCACGAGATACTAAAGCGGTGTCTCGTTCTAGGTTATAAAACATTGACTCTATCATTTTACGATAAGCATAAACTTTGTCGAGTTCTTCTGTTAGTTTTAGTATCTTAGGGTCAATAGAAACTTCGGCTTTAATTCCCGTAATTCGTTCACCCGTAATTTTTTGAGTCATACGATTAACCATTAACTTTGCGGAAGCAACCTCTAAGGTTCTATCTGCTGCACGTTCATCAATTTGTGCTGCTGAAAGTTGAGTAGCAACGTAGTTAGACCACGCTGTAAGTTGGCTAAATAAAGCACTTAACTCTTCGCTGTCTAAGATAGTTAATTCTTTTGGCATTAAAGGAAACACAGACTGTTGTGGAGCATAGGTAAACCCTTGGTCTAATAAAGAGTTTATTGCTTCCTCTGATGCTGGTCCTAGTTTTAGACTCATTGAACTCCTCCAAATTGTTGGCATTGTTTACACCCTGTGGAACCGTTGTTGCTGCATTCTAACGGTGTACCTGCTTCTACAGCCTCACAGACTCGTTTGGCTTTTAAGAACTTGCTCTCCACTAATTCAAAGTCTGCCTTAATTACAAACTCTTTGTAATCTTGGTCAGCCTTTAACTCATAAAGAAACACTATCTCGTTTACTTCATGACCTAGCCTCCTCATTAATTCAAGGTAAATCTGACCCTGCATAACGTGAGTGCTGAAAGGACGACGAATACTTCGCCACGCTGCTTGTAAATCGCCATCTGCTTTGGCAATTAAGTCTGGAGCCTCAATACGAATTGTGCCAGCACCAATAGACTTAATTTCAATAAGGCAATCTTCTCCGATGCCTTTTATCCAACCGTCTGCATGTCCTGCAATTCTAAGTTCGTCGTAAACCAACGGAACTTCTTTATAAACCTTATCTGGAATACCCACAAGGTCTTTAGAAGTTGCCCAACTTTTATTGTTGGGTGTTCCTAAATCCCAATAACCATGTAAAACACCCATCTCACTAAACCAGTTCTGCCATTTAGCGTGAATCGAGTGACCCTCATCAAAAATAGACTGAAGTCGTAAATTTGGGTTTTCTTTCTTTACGGGCACTCCAGACAAAGCAAAGTAAGAAGCACGTAAGCACCAATCAGACTTTGCCATTTCAGAAGGGTGTAGAACATCTGTTCGACGGTCTTCTGGTTTCTTTGCCAAAAGATGACGTTCAATATCGCCAATTAGTCTAGGGTTAGACTTCTTAGCATCTAAGAACCGTTTTAAGTCACTCATTCCAGTCATCCAATCGCATTATGTATTCCTTTAAAGTCATCTTCTTCTTGTAAGAAGACTTCCATTTACGTATTTGTGCGTTCCGTTCTCTGTGAGAAAGACCGCCCCAAATTCCATGAGGCTCTTCTCTTTCTACAGCATCCCACAGACAATTAAGCCGTACAGGACACGGGTTCTTTCCATTTTCTCCTAAACAATAAGCCTTGGCTTCATCAGCAATGACTTTGTAAAGTTCTTTATCTCGTGGAGGGTAGAAGATGTCGGTGTCTGCAACACCCTTACACCTTGCTTCATATCGCCACGACCAAGATGGTTGTTCATCCATTGACAATTCCTGTTCATAAGTTATCTCTCATTTCTAGGTAATCGTCTTCAAGGAGAACCACATAGTTCTCCCCATCTAGATGGATGCCAAGTACGGGGATTCGGCTATCTAAGATTGCTTCTCTCGTAATCTTTTTTAATACATCGGACTTAATAGTGACCTGTTTTTTACCAGTCCACTTGTGTTCAATCAGTAAGTCTTTCGACCTTACGTCTCCTTTTCTAGACCAAAAGGCTCCAGAAGCAGCATTAACAGAACCGTCGACTAATTTAGCAAGACGCTTCTCATGTTTTTGTGACTGCTTCTGACCTTCTGATTTCATTTATTTAACTGCGACTCTTGTTTTGGCCCAATAGCCACAAGAGTCAAAGCAACCGTTTCTACT